TGGACGGATTGTGCATGTGTCCATTCCCTGGTACTGCTGTGTCCAGTTCTTGAACGCGCGGTAGTTGACAACGAACGACAGAAATGACCCGTCAATTAGAAGCAAAACTTTCTTTACTAACATTGGATAAATCCTCATAATGTATTTCCAATTCAATTATACCACATTTGGAGGAGATTTGTAAAATAAAGTATAATTGGTAAATAGATAATAGATAGAACAATGTCCTCAAGAAGTGGCATTCTCAAGGACATCTAATCAAATCCAATAAGTGAGGTATTGAAAATGACTAAAGAAATTATACTCAATGTTCTGAATGAACATAAACGTAAAGGACGATATTTATTCAAGTTCTTGCAATAGAATTATCCTGACATATATGATGAATTCATTGAACGAACCAGGTTTTTGGACTTGGTTTATGAACAAGTTGGGAAACCAGTCCCATTGCAAGCAAGAATATATTGCGTTGAACATGAGATAACATCAATTCCGAAATGTCACAACCCCGATTGTGATAATACGCATTTCATATTATGGGATTATTGCACGAGAAAATTCCGAACATATTGTTGCAATGCTTGCAAGTCAGCATGGTTCAAGTCAGATGAATTCAAGCAGAAATCACATGCTACTTGTGAGCGAGACTATGGGAACAAATTCTATTTTTGCACAGATACATTCAAAAAGAAGTCGCAAGCAAAGTGCGAACAAAAATATGGAGTCAAGTTTATTTCCCAAGATCCTGGATTTAGGTAGCAGATACAAGAAATATGCCAGGAACGGTATAATGCGAATTCCCCATTTGAGTCAGATGAGATAAAGGCAAAAATAGCAAAAAGAAATTTGGAGACCCTTGGTGTGGAGAATCCGTTTCTATCTGGCGAAATCCAACAAGGGATTCGAACTAAAATAACTGAACTATATGGTGGTCTCGGATATGCCTCTAAAATTCTATCAGACAAAGCGCATGCCGCTTGCAAGGAAATACACGGATATGAACACTATACGCAGTGTCCTGAATATCATAAGAACAAAAAGCATCGATTCACAACGCCCAAATATCCTGGCGTGTCATTTGATTCTAATTGGGAAATTGATGTCTATGATTTTCTTTCTTGCCATGATATTGAATTTGAATATCAGCCATCATTGGTGATGGAATATGAATATGATGGGAGAACATTCACATATCACCCGGACTTTTTGATTTGTGGTGATGTGGTTGAAGTAAAGGGCAATCAATTCTTTAGAATAAACGAATCCACAGGTGAAGAAGAGATGTTTTGTCCATATCGCTATCCGGATTGGTCTGATGAAAAACACGAATGGATGTCCCGGAAATTTGAGGCAAAGCATCAATGCATGTTGCATAATGGCGTTGTGATAATTCGAGATGTTGGTGATGATAATTTAGGACACATATTTGGTAAATATATGAAATGACATTAATGGAGAGATAAAAATGAAAATACTGAATGCTATAATTAACTTCTTCGCTGGACTGTTCAAATCTGGTGGATCTAGTGATTGTGATGACTGCCATGACAAGGATGCATGCACAGTCATGGACAAAAGCAAGAAATATGCCGTGGTGATTGGCTGTGAAAGTTCCAAGTGGGGATCATGCCCAGGATCCACGAAGGATTCCAATGCCATGTTCGACATGTTGCGTCAGTATATGGATGCAGACCACATAGTGAAGCTGAACGACAAGCAAGCTACCGTTTCTGCTGTAAAGAAAGCACTTGCAGAGCAGATAGCGAAAGTTCCTGAGGACGGACTTTTTGTTTTGACATATAGTGGTCATGGAGGACAGTATAACAAATCCAGTTCTGCTCAAAACGAGACCGATGGGAAAGACGAATTTCTCTGCCTATATGACGGACCTCTCGTTGATAATGACCTATGGACTATTTTTGGCGAATGCAAAGGCAAATCTGTGTCAATATATGACGCATGTCATAGTTCCACAATGTACCGCCTTCCACATGAACTTGAGGAAGGTGACGAAGCCGAGGACAGGTTGCCACTTGAAAGGCCGTTCTTCGCAAAGTTCGAGAACGTCCGCGCCGGAATCAGTATGTTGGTGATTTCTGGATGTGGAGAGGAGACCGTGTCTTGGGGAGATTCAGTGAATGGTGGCATGTTGACCGCAGCCATGAAGAAGAACTTCAACAAGTGCCTGACATACAGAGAGTGGTGGAACAAGTTCAAGAACGAAAGTTCGTTCAAGAAGGTCAAGCAGGTTCCCATCTGCACGAAGATTGGGGGGTTTGATCTGAACGCCAAGATTTTCAACTGAGGACAAGCTAATGAGAAGAAAACTAAATGAAGGAATGGAACGTCACGCCACCAATGGCGAGTCCATGATTACCGAGGACATCTTTACTGCCCTTGGATAGAATACTGACTATAGTCTGGATTTCGCTGACAATGGCTACGAAATCTATCTGACTGACACGACTGACGATTCATGCTACACCATAACAGTGAAGCAGGACGAGTGAGTTGTGGATGTCAATTCATCAAAGCGAAGCCGTGGTTTCATGCCCACGGCCTTTATTTTTGTCTGGTATGTTGTATAATTGCATTATATGGAAACTAAAGCGAAAGTCAGGATATGTCCGTTCTGTGGGCATCATGGGCATGAACTCGTCCACAACACAGTGAAAGTCCGCTATGAAGATGGCGAGACCGAAATGCGCGACATCTGGCAGATGGAGTGCAGGTGCTGTGGGGCGAAAGGCCCAACGGAATACGAGCCAAGGTTCGCAATAGAATCGTGGAATATGCTCTACTTGATGCCTGCGCACAACGATGACCAGATGGAAGAGGACTTCATCTATGACCCAGACTTGATTAAAGCAAAGGAAAAAACAGACAATGGCTAAGAAGAAAGAAGAGAAAATCACCCCAGAGGGAATCCGCATGACTATGGAACTTGAAAAGGACAAGATAGAGGCTGCACTTGCTGGCGCAGTGACGAACGCAGATGGGACACACCCAACTTTGCCAACAGTGGAAAAGAAAAACATGGAGAAAAACAATCCACCAAAATCCGAAGAAGAAAAACACACGTCTTCTGTCAAGGACAATGTTCCATATGAAATCAACGCAAAGGACATGTTTGAGGTTTCAATCAAGAATCCGGACGCGAAAATCAACGAACATATCAAGGCATTGAACGCAAGGATAAGAAACGAGGCATTGAAAGGTGGTTTCTCCACCAACGTTGCGTTTACGGTAATCCAGAACGATTGGGTAAACATCCAACACATTCTTGATTGGTATCGTTCGCATGGATTTCAGATATTGAACTTTGACCAGTCTACCGCCCCATATGGAAGAAATGCTGGAGCCATCCAATATAACTTCACTATTTCATGGGCAACACCATCATAATTGCGAAAAACATACCAAATATGTGAAAAGATGACCAATTAACTTTGGTCATCTTTTGTTTTAACCCCCCTTGCGCTGAATCCAGAATTGTGGTATACTGATGTCGTTGTGAGGGCAATAGGGACACGCCCTTGAGAAGTCCCACAAGAGTTGGTTGAAAAATGGCATATTGCGCAGAAATGGACATCTACGAGGCCGAGATTGAGCGCGCCCGTTGGGTTGAGGACGATGCGTACAACACGGTCATTCTCCCGGCGTATTTCAACGACCTTGACAAGGAGGAGGGCAAGTAACATGAACAAGAACGAGATGATTGTGGACTACGAAGACCATCTGCGCAACGCAGAGAGGGAAGTGGAGAAGGCTTGTCAGGCAATTTGCTCGTTGCGTGGCCCATTCCCCCACAGAGAATTGAACTACACACTTGCGGAAATTTCAGAACTGATCCGTGGGGCATGGAGGTTCTACGGCAACCCTGAAGTTGAGATTGCCCGATAAGGCGCACGAGGAGCAGAAGAGTCATGATTGACGAGTCCAAAATCTTCAATGGCAACAACACCAACATCATGGAACTTCTCATGGCGTTGATTGATCCCAGCAACTCCATTGAGGACAAACGCCGGGTGTGGAAGGTCTGGCGGGATTGGAAGTACAATCCTGATGAACTCCACGAATTTTTCTCGGACTCCCTTTTCGCAGATGGTGGATTTCAGTTTCTTGACATCGTGTGCAACACCGACTACAAGAACTTCTATGAAATGGCAATGTCCCTTGACCTTGCCAACTTTGACCCCAAGGCATATTACCTATACTGGATTCTGGGGTATGGACACAAGGAGAAGACGCAGTTGGTGAAGGACGCTTTTGATTACGACCCAGACACCATACTGTCAATTATTCCCGACTTCAAGGAAATCGTATTGGAGGAGAATTGAACGTGAATGGTCTTTTAACTGTAATAATTGCGCATGACATCACATGCGAACCGGAAGAAGAGTGGATGTTCCACGGCTTTCCCAAGCCTCCAAAGGGATGTTGTCCCAAGGATGGTGTTTCAATGCCTGAAAAGGACAAGGAAGATGAAACCAATGATGTTGAACGTGCGAAATGGGGATGTGCATTGGTCATAGTGGCTGCATTCATCTTCCTTTTAGGTGTGCCAATTGGGATTTCTTATTTGATTGAAAGGCTAATGCCATGGTAAAGCGGTTCAACAACTACATTCTGAACAGCATGAAGGTTGCCATTCTTGGTTTTTTGTGGTATGGCTTTTTCATGTTCCCATGGAAATCATTGGTGAACGCCCCGCTTGGTGGCAAGATTTTCGTTGGCGTTATGACATGGGCTTGCTGGAGTTTCATGGTTATGATTGTGTCTGGGGAACTGGACAAGAAAAAGTAAATACTCTACACCCTTAAAGATGATAATGACAATGGAACGAGGATTTTGAAAATGGACCGTGAATACCGTATGCCCCGTGCAATTCAGAAGAAACTTCATGACATCTACGATGCCGAGAAGCATGGAGACTTGGCTGAGGCAGCTCTTTTGGATGCTGCTTCTGAACTTGGATATGAGATTGAGGACGAAAAGGATTCCCAGAGGAACCGCGACGATGGTGGCTACATGCACGATGTGAAGCTGGTCAAGCGCGAACCCGGAAGATATGGCGATGTCTGCCGTGTTGGATGGGCGCATTTCAACCGACCTGGTCCGGATTATGAGGACAGGCGTGGCGAGTGGTACATGTATTTTCTGTGATGGAAAGGCAGGTGTCGAATGAGATTCCGCAAGGTGAAGATTGTCCGTGGACGTGAAGTTGTGGAGTATAACCAAAATCTGGTTGACTGGAAGAAACACGTCATCCGCGCAACTTGGGATCAGGAGTACAATTGGCGAGAAGATAACAGACGAATGAAAACGCTGAAAAAGCCCGGCAAAAGATTGAGTCTGGAGAACACAAGTTGGTTCGTACTTGATGCCGATACAGGCGAGAAAATCACGCGATGCGACAGCATTGAACAAGCGAAAAGGTTCTGCATCAAGAACAGCTACGATTTTGGGATGTTTTGACAACATGAACCCCTTGATGAAGGAGAACCAGATTCTTCGGATGATTTCCGATTCATCCATAGATCTGGACGACAACAACCATCTGTATTGGATTGATTTCAAGTATCCAGTCAAAAAGTCCTTGAACCTTCCCATCCCATACAGGAAGTCCCTTCTGCGTCATCCAGATGACGGTTGGAGCATATTTAGGTATAATGACGCTGAAGAAGTTGTGGACAGGGCAACGCAGATGATGTTTGACCTCTCCATGCATCATTACATTTCCAATGTCACACGTTATGGCTCAACCCTTGAAGTCAGGTTCAAGGAGTGCCGTGGGGGAAGAATGCCCAACTTTGGGGTCAGGACTGTGAAGAAAATATCCAAAATCATCGAGAAGGGTTCAATTCCAACGTATCCCTGGTAAATACTTGAAATAAGAGGCAAATGAAATGACTATCTATACAACAACCATATTGAACACATCTGCGAAACCAACAGACCCAGGAAGAACGGAATGTATGTCGTTCAAGACATTCGATTCCGCAGTTGAATACCTGGTGGACTTCCTTGTTGACGAGGGCATCATCGAGACATCAGGTGTCTCGGATGCCAAGAAGTTTTTGCGTGACTATCACGCCATGCATGCTTATAGCGCAGACTTGGAACTTCATATAGACGAGAACGAGCTTTGTGATTGGTGATTGTAGAAATTAAAGTTTGTGGATGAACGCCCTAGTTTGGCTCTTTCCGAACAGGCGTTCAATCTTTTCAGACATGACGTTCCAGTCACCTCCAGCAAGACCGCATCCCATCATATATGGGAAGTGCAGGTCAAGGAAGAAGTAAGTACCCAAGTCCTGCACCCATTACCCTAATGCAGTTGACTTGATGGCATATTATCCCAGACCTTATGTCCAGAAGGTTGGAATGTTCCAGAATCTCTACCATAACTCAACGGTTCATTTCGTTCATGAGTATTGGGGCATGTTCGCCCATGTATGGAAGGGATCTGGCAGTATTATAACTTATCCAATCTGCTGCCTCTTCGTGGCTCATTCCCTCTTTGACAAGGCATTCCTCAAACTTCTCGGTTGAATAGACCACATGGTTGCTGTCATATGTGATTCCAACTATGGCATCCTGGTATTGATCTGGCTTGTCCCCAAGGTAAATGAGTTCTTCGTTAATGCTTTTCAGTTCTTCAATGTCAACCATTTTCAATCCCTTTCACCTTTGACACGATGAAGTCAGTATCGAATACCTTGTACTTCTTCCCTTCAAGTTCAATGTCAATACCCAATGCCTCTGTCATCACAACATCGTCTGGCTTCAGGGAAATCTTCTTGAAGTTCCCATCCCCATAGACCCACTTGACTTTGTAGAATTTCAGATTGTCCTTCGACAGCCTGTTGTCAATCTTAGTAGATGCAAGGAAAAGACCTGCATCACCATCCGCGTTCCCACATTCCTCGCAGATTATCCTGTTCTCTCTGGTTATAGTCAAGTCCATGTTTCAACCATTCACCTTTGCCAGTATAGCGTCGGTCTTGTAGATGAGAATTGGCTTTGACGGGTCAAGGCTTGAATCTCCCTTGAATCCATGCAGCGTGTCGTGTTCGTCCTTCGTCAGGAGAATCCTGTCCCCAACCTTGAAATTGGACGCATTGTCCTCGCCCTCGTATGGAGGCGTGATTGACTTGATTACGCCAATCTTCATTTCGTCGGAAGTTGGAATGATGAAACCACCATTGTCTTCGTTACTTCCCTTGTCCACTTCCTGCACTATGCATCTTCCACCCAAAGCCCTGTACTTGGTTTTCCCTTCGTTGGATTCCATTATCAATGCGTTGTATCTGAGAAGCGCAATTGGTTCCGTATGGTAGAACGTGGCCAACTTGTCGTAGAACACCCATGAACCAACTTCAAGTCCAGTCTTCTCCTTCGCAAGAGAGCCAATCTTCTCAATCCTTGCGAATCCAACCCGAAGGTTCCTCAGCGAATCGTCTCCAATGACGAATCCACTGTTCTTTGAGGACAACGTGTCTCTGTCAATTATCCTCAAAACAACTATGTCGTTTGCTGGTTCACAGTCTTTGTCAAAATGTATCATATGTCTCAATAGCCTTTCAGTTCAATTATACACTTCACATCATGTCAAGTTCCTCGCCGGTTACTTCCTTGCACTGACCCAACGCCTTGGCTCTCTCCATCATCAACACATCATGCGCCATTTTGTTGGCTTCATCTACTGGGTCTTCCACTTTCCTTGTTCCACACATCACGTCAAGTGGCGTGGAAATGTGGATTCCCTTCAATCCACGGTTCTCCTTTTCCCACTTGATAACCTTGTCCAACGCATCAACATAGCTTGCCGAATCACCAATGGACTCGTCAATTACAGTCAATAACTCAAAGTCAATCTTCTTTTCCATGTCAGTTCTCCATTTCGTCAAGGTTCATCGGCGACATCGAATTGATGCGTCCATAGCAGTCCCAGATATGGTCGTCAGAGCCTGGGTTCTCAATCAATATACGAGATATTCCTGAGTTCTTGTTCTCCAATATGTCTTTGACGCAATCCAATGCGGAATGGATGCTGTCAGTCTCGTAGGTGTTCGATGGAAAACCCTCGATGCCAGTTGGCTCAAAGCAATGTATGCGTATCTTGTTGTTGTTGTTGTCCATGATAATGAATTATACGAGAAGATCACAAGTCATCCTTGCCAATGCAAAGATTGTCGTCAAATGCGCATTTGCCCTCGATGAAGTCATGATACTGCTTGTGGATGAAGTATATCTTCTTCTCAGGATGTTGTTCGACAACCAATCTCATCTTCTCTCTATCTGAATCTGGATATCCACCCTTGACTTCAACATAGATGTCTCTGTCCGGGATATATAAGTCAGGAATATAGTTATGCCAATAGTCCTTGAAATACTTGATTGGAGCAGCTTTCACCCACAATATACCAAGTGCGTTCAACCTCAATGCCACATTCTCCTCCCAATGTCCCCGAACAGAGAATTCCTTGCCCTCTATGTTCTTTACTTTGTACCACTTCACCTTCACATGCTCCTTATTGAGGTATTGGTTCATCACCTGTTCAGCTCGTTTCGCAGAAATTTTCTGACGAGTTTCAAGGGTGTGTCTATGCTGTACTGCGGACTTTGATATTTCTCCATTCTTGTACCTTTCAGAATATGTTCTTCCACCTCTTTCATATGCCTCGTCATGCTGTCTTTTTAGCGGATGTTTAACACAATGTGCAAGATGGCCACCCAATTTGCCTGGACTTGATAAGAATTCCCCACAATATGGACATTCCCAAAAGGTTTCACCAGTTACTATGACTTTTTTGGTACATCTAACATTATGTTCATCTTCAATATGTTTCTTTAATTCATTTCTTGTCAAAAGAACTTTATTGCACACTTTACAAGTCCAAGTGCCATATGGAGATTGGTTAACAACCTTACCTTCTGCTCTCAGCTTGTCAAGATGTGCCTTTACCTTTGGATTATGCGCACCTCTATTCTTTAATGCAATGTATTCAATCTTACATTTTTCTGAACAGAATCTTCCTGAGCCATAGGTGTGGTCATGTTCTTTTCCACAACATTCACATGGTTTGTCTTTGTATTTTTCCATTCCATTCTTGTGGTCGTGCATAAATTCAGCACATTCCTTGCAGCAATACTTCTATCCACGTTTCGGTTCAAACGATTTCCCACAAAATGGATTTTTACATGTCTTATTCATATTATTTTTTTAGCTTTTTGTTAACGGAGTCACCCCACGTGACTTCGCATTATCTATTTACAATTATACGAATTTTTTAGTAAAGGAAAGCCGTATAGGCGTGGGGCCTATACGGCTTTCACAGGCTGCCCCGACGGGATTTGCACCCATACTTACCCAGGGTTAGAGCCTGGAGCGCTGCTAGTTACGCCACGGGGCTGTTGAAAATTCATCGTTTCTCATCACATTCAATTATACAACATTTCATCATTCTTGCTGCTATTACAATTACAGGGCATTGAAATCGTCACATTCAATTATACAAAAACAACAAATCTGCCACCCTCTTGGGATGGCAGATTGTCGTTGTTGAACTTCAATGGATCGTCTATCAAATTGAATCCATTTCAGACCAACTTGCACCTGTGTTCAACGTACAGAGGTCAATGATGATGAACTCGATCGTCTTAACTGGCTTAATTCCTATCTTGACTCTCAACTCGTTGCGGTCAATGACTTCGGGCGT